GAATAAATATGAGTGATTTTCTAGGGTTTCTTGGTGCAATGCTCATTGTATGGGGCGTGACGTATGCTTTTGTCGAGCCTCCAATTCTACCAACAACTGTTGCCTATGCTGAAGAGAAGTGTTCAAACAACAACGGTTGGAAAATGATTGAGGAGGGTTATAATATTATGGCAACTGTATATTGTAATGACGGTGCTGAGTTTAATTATGGTCCATCAGAGATTCATAAGGAGAAGAATCAATGACATTTGAAACCATCTCAGACGAACAGCTTGTAGCCTTGTACCACAAGCAAGCTAGTGAAATGTCATTCTTTAATGCTGCCGAGGGCGAGTCATGGTATAAAGAACGCCCTATGCGAGAAGCGTGCTCTGCTGAGTTTCGTAAGATTAATGAAGAGCTAAAACGGCGAGATATTCCTACTCCACAAGGTCAGTATTTGTTATGAACTTAGAGGATTTGCTTGATGTGAGTGGTCTACAGCAGGACGAGTGGAGCCTAACGGCTCCTACGTTTGGTAAAGAAGGACAACTAACTGTTGTGGGTTGGAGTGGGAAACGGGTAAGGCGTAAATATTATATCCTGAAGTGTAGTGTTTGCTCGCAAGACACTGAGCTGCTTGGTGAGGGGTATTTTAGGAGCCCGAAGAACAGTCTTGTAAGAGGTCAGATACCCTGTGGCTGTGCCACTAGTCCTCAGTGGTCTAAAGAACAATACAGCGTACTTTGCTCCCGCCAAGCCGTACAGCTAGGTTACACATTCATAGGGTTCAATACACACTGGAAGGGCGGCAAAACTAAAATTAAAATGCTTTGCGAAAAGCATGGAGAGTGGGATAGTGGAGATATTAGCCACTTAATTAACGGCGAAAGAGGTTGCCCACTCTGCGGGATTGCTTCTGCTCTTGCTGCAAGTAGGAAACAGGATGACATACTAGTGCAATCATTCTTTGCTTCTGGTGGGTTTCACCCAGATACTAAGTTCTGGAGAAGTGACACAAAGAGTCCTAACGGAAAGAGGGTTCATTGGTACGTATATTGCCCAGAATGTAACGAAAAAGCTGAAAGTCAAAGGAGTAATTTACAAGAAGGCTTCCGACCCTGTGCTTGTTCCAGGTCTCGGCAACAGGAGTGCTATATTAATTGGGTTGTTGATGATAGTTATAAGGTTGTTGCCATTAAGTTCGGCATATCTAGCGCTAGCGAGCGAAGGATAAAGAACCAAGCAAAACACTCAATGTATAAAGTCATACAATACGCGGTATTTAAATTTCCAGATGTGTACTCTTGCAAGAAAGCAGAAAGAGATTGCAAACAGGAACTAGAATGTGGTATTTTAACGAAAGAAGAAATGCCAGATGGATACACTGAAACCACTAGCATAGGAAATTTAGTAAAGGTTGTTGAAATCTTTAAACGAAACGGAGGTATTTTGTGCGAAATCCCGTAGCTAGTCACATTAACACCTTCAACAAGCCTTCTGTAGTGCTCTCTAAGCGACGTTCGTTGCAAAGTGAGGATACCCTACGGGAAATGTCTGAAGTCGTGTTAGAGTGCCAATTTGACAGCCAAACAAAAGGTTTTGATGGGTATTCTATAGACCTTTTGGTATTGGATGAAATGTCTGATGTGATTCATGAAGAAAATGCTTGCCTTGGGTGTATTGGGTGTAGTTCAATAGAGATTGACATTGAGGAGGAATAGAGTGATCAACTGGGAGTCTGAACCAGAAGCGGTGGCATATAAACCTGCTTGTGAGAGCTGGTATGAATCTTGGTGGAAGTTTGAGGATGGTAAGGTCTTCTGTAAGTTTCCTAAACCGGAACATTGGCAGCCACAAGGGTGGCATAAAGTCAGACACGCAGAAGAATTTGTTAAATCTATTGTAGGAATTACTTTCAAGAATATGGAGGCTTATGTGAGCAATAATTCTATTACAACTAAGAGTTCTGTTGTAGCTGTCTACAAAACAACTGACGGAGAAGTGTTCGCTGAGCTTCGTGATGCAGAAGATCATCAGTCTAAAGTTGACATTTGGAATAAGATTGCTGATAAGTTTGGCTGCTATGGTGAAGTGAAGCTGAATTATTTGAGTGACTTCTTGGATATGATTAAGTATTATGAGAAGAATAAGTGATGAGTAAAGTAGACAAATCCTATGAACTATACATTGACAGCTTCACATTCTTCGTTAATGTAACAGGCTACTGGCACCAACCGGCTCTAGGTCCATCAGCGGATAATGACGTAGATTGCTATGGGTATACAGAGGTTGATTGGGATGTCACTAGCGTGACATATTGTGATGAAGATGGGAATGAAACAGAAGTGCAAGTAGATATTGCAGAATATTCTGAGTTGATTGAAGAGAAGCTTCTTGAGATTATGAAGGATGAGGCAGAGAGTCAGGATTATGATTATTTTGATGATGGTTATGATGGGTATTGAAAAGGCTAAGCTAGAGATTTTTGGGTAGTTGTGTTTGTGGAATTAATTGGAGGAAGCTTTGTCATATATTCAACAAGTAATTGAACACTTTGGTGGGGAGTTCTCCAGTAACAAGTGCTGCTGCCCAATTCATGGGGAAAAGACCCCGAGTCTTCAAATCTATGAAGACACAGAAAGCTGGCATTGCTTCGGAGAATGCTCTACAGGTGGTGATGCAATTGAATTTATTAAGCAGATGGAAGGTGTAAACTTTCCTCAAGCTGTGCGTATTTATCAGGAAATCACTGATGACTTTGACACATTTGTGTTAAATCAAGAAATGGAGGATGTTGTGGGGAAACCTTTTGATTCAGATGTAAATGAAACAATCAAGAAGAAAACAGGGGTTGAAAGTAAATCCCATCGTGGTATTCGTACAGATATTAGTAAACCTTTTGGTGTGCGTTATGAGTACAATGAGGCTGATAATTCTGTAGCTTCCACATATTATCCTGTCACTCAAAATTATGAGCTGTCTGGGTACAAAGTACGTATTCACCCTAAGAACTTCACAAGCCCATATGGTGAGACTGGTAAAGATTGTGAGCTGTTTGGTCAGTTCCGATTCAAGACATTCAACCACACAGTTGTGATTTGCGGAGGTGAACACGATACGCTTGCAGCTTTCCAAATTTTGTCTGATTACCAGAAGAATAAACAATACGATCCGATTGCTGTTGTAAGCTCTACAATTGGTGAGTCTGGTGCACACAAGCAAGTTCGTGCTCAGTATGAGTTCTTCGATCAGTTCAAGAAGATTGTTGTGTGCATGGATAACGATAAGGCTGGGAAAGAAGCTGCTGAAGCTTTGATTGATGTGCTTCCCAAAGGTCGTGTGCATGTAATGACAATGCGCAGGAAAGACCCCAATGCTTATATTTGGGACAAAGAATCAGGCAAGCTTATACATGCTGAGCAAGAGTTTATCAGTGACTTTTGGGCTGCAAAGCCATATACACCTCCGGGTGTTAAGAGCGCGGCAGAAGGTCTTGATGAAATTCCCGATGAGCTTATGAAACCTCGTATTACACTGCCTTCTTACATGCATGTGATGCAGAGTATGATGGGTGGCGGTATTATTCAAGGACGTATTGCAAACGTAATTGCAGATACCTCATGCGGTAAGAGTACACACGTAAATCGCATGGTTTATCACTGGATTTTCAATAGTCCTGTTACTCCAACGATTGTCAGCTTGGAAGCGACAGCAGCACAGTACATGCTTGAAATGCTCTCTACACACCTTGAAGTAAATCTGATGTGGAAAATGAGTCCAGAACAAATTATTGAGTTTCTTGGTACAGAAGCTGGACAAAAAGCTAAGAATGAATTAGCATACAAAGATAACGGTGAACCTCGATTCTTTATTATTGATGAGCGTGCTGGTAGCATTAAAGATATGGAAGCAGAAATGGAAATGCTTTTCCGTAAGCATGGAAGTAAACTGTTTGTGATTGACGTGCTGTCTGATCTTCTTCGTGGTAGCAGTGAGCAACATGCTGAAGATCATATGAACTTTCAGCGTAATATGGCTAAGAATGGTGTAACGACAATCAATGTGCTGCACACCCGTAAACCGCCTCAGAACGCTGATGGTAAGCCTCGAAAGGTTACAGAGTATGATGCATTAGGTACAGGTTCGTTCGTTCAGTCGGCAGCCTATAACATCGTTCTAAATCGGGACAAGTTATCTGATAGTGATGTGATTAAGAACACTACAGAGGTAGACCTTCCTAAGTGTCGGGGTGGTAAGACTGGTGCTGCTGGTAACTGGTACTATGAATTTGATAAGAGCAAGTGCCATGATCTTGATGATTGGTTGGCAGATAACCCGCAAGAGATTAATTTTTAAGGAGGCTTTGTGAGTAACGAGATTGTCTTTGACATTGAAGCTGATGGGTTTATTTTTGAATCAACGAAGGTTTGGACAATCTGCCTTACCCACGTTCAAAGTGAAACCAAGCTTCGTATTAACCCTTTCAAGGATTCTGACGCAAAGCAGAAGTTTTTAGACTTCATCTTTTCCTTTGGTGAATGCCCAAGTATTATTGGCCACTTCATCTTAGGATATGATTGCTTTGTATTGCAGAATATCCTTGATATTAAATTCACCGTAGGAAAGGATACTATTGAAGGGCAATCAGTTCAGTTTATTGACACACTGTACCTTTCGATGTTTCTGAATCCTGATCGTCAAGGCCACAGCGTAGAGGCTTTTGGTGAGATTCTGGGCCTGCCTAAGATTGATTGGCGGGAGAAGGCAATTGAACTCGGATTAATTGAACGTAATGCACCAAAGGGTGCTGAGTTTATGCAATGGCATCCAGAGATGGATGTTTACTGTGACCGGGACGTTGCCGTAAACGTGATGGTTCTGAACTACTTGAAGAAAGAGTGGAGAGAAGTCTATGGAAAAGACTTCCAGATCACTGACGCTTTTAAGTGTGGCCAAAAGTCTTTCTACCTTATGTCTTGCCAAGAGTTGACAGGCTTTAAGTTTGATAAAGAAGCTGCATTAAAATTGGCTGACCGTATTGTGCAGATGATGGAAGAGATTCGTGCTGAAGTGGAGCCTAAGCTTCCACCACGCCCTCTGAAAAAGTCTGAAGAAAAGTATTATAAAATGCCGGCCAAGCCATTCAAGAAGAATGGTGACTTTAGTTCTGCTTGGGAGAAATTTGTAGAGAAGCATGAAGGTGTTGTTGATTCAAAGACTGGCCTGTGGACATTTTACGGGAAAGAATATCCTGTTGCAGCCGGGCTTATGCTTGATGTGCAACTACCAATGGAGATGGCTAACCAAGATCAAATGAAAGATTGGTTCATCCAGCAGGGATGGAAACCAACATTGTGGAACTATCAGAAAGACGCCAACGGCAAGCCTGTACGTGACCAGAGAGGTAAACTGATTCCAACAAGTCCAAAGATTCAGGAGACACAAAAGATTTGCCCTAACTTGGAACGAATGGAAGGCCCGATTGTCAAACAGGTTGTTAAGTGGCTATCATTGCGTAATCGCCAATCTGTATTAAATGGATGGCTTGAAAATGAACGCTTCCAAATGGATGGTCGCCTAGGTGCCGGTCGTAGTGGTATTGCTGCTACACATCGTCAAAAGCACAAGACAGTTGTAAACGTACCCAAAGCTTCTGAAAAGGTATTGCTTGGTAAAGAGTTCCGTTCTCTTTGGATTGCAGAAGATGGTATGCTTATTGCAGCCGGAGATGCTGCCGCTATCGAGGGACGAGTGATGGGTCATTACACACATAAGTATGATGAGGGTAAGACTGCTGATGAGATTCTGAATGGTGATCCACACTCAAAGAATGCTATGGCTTTCTATGGCCACGAAAAAGATATTCAACAGTTTGACATTGAATCTCCTGACTTCAGCAAGGATCATCCTGTGTTCAAGCCATATCGGGATAAAAGTAAGAACGGATTTTATGCCATTCTATATGGGGCTGGTGGCCCAAAGGTTGCAAGCACACTAGGACTCCCTGAGAAGATGGGGAATGAAAAGCTTACTAAATTCTGGGAAGCTAACCCTGCAATTAAAGGACTGCGAGATAATCTTGAGAAATATTGGGAGTCTGTAGGACGTGGTAAGTATCTGCCTGCTATTGATGGTCGTATGCTCTGTACACGTAAGAAGTCAGCATTGTTGAATACAATCTTCCAGTCTTGTGGCGGGATCACAATGGATTATGCTGGTTGCTTCCTCGATGTGTGGCTTGGAGGTTTGAAGTGGAAAGATCGTAAGCCCTATTATCTATACAAAGGCTGTGTGGTTCGCCGTATTGCATACCAGCATGACGAATACGAATTTGAATGTGAGGAGGAAGTTGCAGAGGAAGTTGCACGAATGATTGAGAAAGCAATTGAAAAAGCTGGAGAGCATTTAAAACTAAAAGTCCCGCTGGCGGGAGAAGGTAAGGTGGGGAAATCGTGGTGCGAGGTTCACTAAGAGTATTTTTCATTAATGAGATACCGCAGGATAGGCGCAATGAGAGTGGTATCTATAAAATTCAAAATCTAGTTAATGGCAAGGTATATGTAGGTAAGACTGTAAATCTCAGAAAGAGGTATGGATCATATAAATCCAGTTATTACAATCGGACTGAGAGGCAAATCAATTCTTACCTGTTGAGTTCTATTGATAAATATGGCCCGACAAATTTCAGTTTCTCTGTTCTGGAATTTTGCAGTATTGGTGATTTGTCGGAAAGGGAGCTATTCTGGATGGTAAAACTTGAGTCTACCAATCTTGAGAAAGGGTACAATCTCAGATTAGACTCATCAACAGGAATGGTTGCCCACGAAGCTACAAGAGAAAAGATTTCCAGACGTGTGAAAGAAGAGTATGCTAACGGCACAAGGAGTGCAGAAGCTATTGGGGCGTTCTTTTCCGAGATGTGGAAAGATGAGGAGTTGAAAGACCAAATGAGGCAGCAAGTTTCAGAAAGTCGTAGGTCTTTCTTCATACAAAGCGCAAAAGATGGGACGATTATTGCTGTTTGGAATGGTATTAATCAAATAATGAACTACAACAGGGATTATAAATGGCAGAATGTCTATGCTGCTTGTAATGGGAACAAGAAAAGTTACCGAGGCTTCTTGTGGAAACGTGTTGATGATCTGGAAGACTGGATGGTGGAATATGTAGTGCCTGATCAAACTGAATTGGCAGGAAGGCAAGCTGATGAAAGCATTTATGAAACAGGACAATACCACAGAGGAGGTTTATACACCTACGAAGTCTTTGATGGTGAGGACACTGTTGAAATGTTGGGGAAGGATTTGAAGAAACTGCTGCCGGGTATTTACCATGCCTTCTGTAGGAAAAAGATTGACAAGGTGAAGCATAAAGGCTATATTGTCACTCGTCGCAAGCTTGTTGAGGGTGTGAAACAAATCCACTAAAACAACCCAAAATTCTTCTTGACATTGCTGTAGAATAGTTCATAATAGGTGGGGTAAATCAATGAAACAAACGGAGGAAACAAAATGAAAACTAAATACGAGTATGATGTTGTACTTCAAGACGGCGCTGTGTATTATGCAGGTACTCGCCAAGAAGCTCGTGAAAAGAAGCAGCTTTGTAAAGAGTTTGGTAACAAAGCAAAGATTGTACAGCGTAAGTATGTCCTGCAAGAACAACGTGAGATTCGATAAGGAGATTAAAAATGAGTAGTTCTAAAAGTAAAACTAAAACAGCAAGCTTCCCAATTCTGGGTATCCTTGGTCTGATCTTTGTGACACTGAAGCTTGCAGAGATTGGTGTAGTGGCAACATGGAGTTGGTGGTGGGTGTTGAGTCCATTCTGGATTCCTCTGGCGATTGTCCTAGGTATCTTTGCTGTGGTTGCTGTGGGGATGGTTGTAGCTAAGTTGCTTGAGAAATAGGAGGATTTATGGGATACGTTATTAAGACAGAGTCAGGTGATGGTATCGTGAGTCATACATTTGAAAGTTATGATGATTTTGTAAAATGGAGTATGCAACAGGACGATCTTGTTCCAAGTCCTTTTGAAGAAGCTAGTTCTGAAGACGGCAAATACACCTTGACATTGAATGAGCATGAAGCATACACTCTACGCATTCTTCTCGGTCATTGCTTTGACGCTGAATGCAATAGTATCAATGCCAAGCTGGATGAAATGTTTGATGAATACCTTGACTGCGATGACTATGACCGTCTGTATTTTCAATACGCTAATGAAGATGGTGATGTAGAAGAGTTGCATGATGGTGATAAAGATGTTTCAATTCGGTTTAAAGGTTAAGGAGAAACAAATATGCGTAATAAAGTAGCTAAAGCTCTACGACAGCAAGCCCGTACATCCGGTGCTGCACAAGAAACAACGTACACAATGGAAGTGTTTAATAAGCAATATTTTGATGTGTTGACGGGGAAGATGAAGTCGTATAAAGTGGTAACTGCAAGCATGGATGTATGCGTCCGGTCTGTGTACCGTGAGCTTAAAAAGAATTTCAAGCGTAAAGCTTGAGATAACGTAGTAAAACAGTCTCATATTAACGGGACAAAATAATACCCTAAATGAAAGAGGAAATAATCATGACTAAAGAAACTAGTATCGTACTGAAAGAACTGCCGAAGAAAGGTGATCTGGAAACCTTCAACCTGTATCTGAAGGATGTTCCGGTATTTTATCCTGTGGTTCACGAAGTCAAAAAGAAATTCCAATCGGAGGAGAAGGAATTCAGCGTCACTGTCTTCATTGATGAAGCAACTAAAGACAAGCTTGAAGATGAAATTGCAGTGAACAAAACCTTTGCTAAGGTGGGTGTAACCAAGACTTCCAAGCCACCTAAGCGTATTAAGTATGGCCTGTCCTCTCAAGTTGCAGAGGGTAAACTGAGCTACGATGAAGTGGATGGTATGTGGGGCTTCACTGTTACCCGCCCTGAGTTCTCTAAGAAGGGTAATAAGCAAACTATCAATGTAATCGACAAGGAAGGTAATGCTTTCACTGACAACGTAGGCAACGGTAGTGTGTGTAACATTAAGCTGTTTGCATACAAGAATCGTGATGGTCAGCTTGTTGTAACTCTGGACACTGTTCAAGTGCTTGAGCATGTTGCTTACGAAGGTGCTGCATCTTCTGACAGCGTAGATGATGATGTATTGGGAGTTAGTTATAAAGTACAGCGGTCTGAAAAGGCTGAAGCTAAACCTGTTGAGCAAGAGGCTGCTAAAGAAGCACCCAAGGCTCCTCAAACTCCAGCAGCAGACTTTGACAGCTTCGATGATGATATTCCATTTGCTCCAATTGGTCTACAGGAAGGTAAGTTCTTCCTACACATGATCTAAAATTGAAATAGCAACTATAATGCCGGTTCTTAGGAATTACTCTTAATTATCGGCATTATAAGTAACATTATAGGAGAAATACATGGTAACTAAGACTAATCGTTTCAACCTTGAACTGACTGAAGATGAGGCGTACACTCTGCAAATTCTTTTGGGCTTCACTGTTGACTCTGAATGCTATGAAATTAACAAGAAGCTTACAGACCTGACTAAAGAGGAAATGGATACTTATGATTACGACCGTATTGTGTTCAGTGTAGAAAATGTTTCAGGTGACTCTGCTGTTGGTGTTAACTTAGAAGAAAATGAATCCTTTGTAATTCGCTTTAAATAAATAGGAGAACCAAATAATGACTGAACAAGAATACTTCAACAACATGGTGCGTCTGCTGACTGATGCTGAGAACACCCGTCTGAGTATCAAAGCTTTGCAAGACAATGGTAAAGAAGCAGAGCTTGACGTGAAAACCTTAAAGAGTGCAGCAGCCCTTTACGTTAAGAATGTCTTTGAAGAGAAGAGTGCAGAGTTTCAGAAAGTGAAAGAAGCTTACGAGACTTATGCTGACTAATTGATTAGATAAGGGGTTTGAAATACAAACCCCATTTTACTTTGGAGGTGTTATGAATAATCTTTATAGCTTTTATGTTGATTGTGGTCGTCAAGGCAGTCTTGATGGACTCTTTATCGCCACACAAGAAGAAGTAGACAAGGCGATTGGGCAAGAGATGTACTTTGGTGAGGTTCTGGGTAAGTACTCGGATGTTCAAGGTACACTGGAAGCTCACGAGATTACTCTTGTTTCCAGTGACCAAGACAAGGTTGAATGGTTGCTTGGTCTTCTTGGTACTTGTGTAAGTGGTTTTAATCCTCTTGAATATATCTCTCAAGATGATGAAGACTACGATGAGGACGAAGAAGATTAATCAACAAACAGCCCTGCCGTAACACGTAGGGCTTTCATTTAGGAGGTTTAATGAGTAAGAGATTCAAGAAAGACTCGCTTGACTTTGAATATCTTAACAGAACTTTCAGGTATGATGAAGTAACCGGAGAACTCTACTGGTCTAATACAAGACCACAAGAAGACTTCAAAAGTAGAGAGTCCTATACAAGGTATTTGAAACACAAAGCCGGTAAAGTTGCGGGTAATCTCAGGGAAGTTACGGAAAATTTGGTGTATCGTTATGTAAGTATTCATGAGATTCGAATATACGCACATCATATTGTCTGGTACTTAAAACACAAGAGATGGCCGTTTCCAATGATTGACCATATTGATGGCAACGGATTGAACAACAAAATGGAAAATCTAAGAGAATGTATAAGTGAAGAGAACCAAAAGAATACTAGAATGTATAAAAGTAATTCATCTGGTGTTACTGGTGTATCTTGGAGAGAAGACCGAGCAGGCTTTGTTGCTTACATAGGTAATAAGTCTTTAGGTCAAAAGCTGGATTTATTTGAAGCATGTTGTAGGAGAAAATCAGCGGAACTAAATGAGGGCTATTCGGAGAGAAACGGTAAATGACTAAATTAATAGGGCATTTTGACCTTGACTGTGTAAAGTACGCTGCTGCGTCTGCTGGTGAGAAGCGTAGTGTTTGCGTTACTCATAAGACAACAGGACGTACCCTTGTTGTCCCTACACGCACAGAGTGGTACGGTCATTGGAAGACTAAGAGTGGTGGCCAGCTAGCAGAAATCAACAAGACACGGGATAGCCCCTTTGCTTGGGATGAGTTTGAATATGAGGATATTCAAGAGCCTGAACCAATCGAGAATATCTTACACACAGCTAAGCTGATGGTTGAGAAAGGTGTTGTTGCATCTAAAGCAGAGAGTGTTGAGCATTATCTAGGTGTTGGTGACAGCTTTCGTGTAGAATTGAGCACCCTTCTAAAGTATAAGGGGCAAAGACTGAACATGCTTCGTCCTGTGTTACTAGATGAAGTAACTGAGTATTTGAGTAAGAAGTTTAAGGCTCAGATGATTTCTGATTATGAAGTAGATGACCAAGTTGTAATGAACAGCTATCGTAACAAAGGTCATTTTGTAATCGGAATCGACAAAGATTTCCTTGGTTCGGGTAGCCCCTTCTTTAACCTTAACACACCGGAGAAAGGTATCCAGAAGACAGACTGTTTTGGTAGTTTGCATATCGACAGTAAGGGTTACGTTAAAGGTGTTGGTCGTATGTTTAAACTATTTCAAGTGTGCAGCTCAGACACAAGCGACAACTATGCTGCTAATTGTGTGTCAGATTTGAAGTGGGGAGATAAGTCAGCCTATAAAGCCTTGAAAGATTGTAAAGATGACAAAGAGCTTTTCCAAGCTGCTGTGGATATCTTCAAGAAGCTTTATCCTGAACCAAAGGTTGTGACGGGTTGGCGTGGTAATGAAATTCATATTAACTGGCTGTATGTAATGCAAGAGTGTTTCCACATGGCTCATATGCATAGGTGGCCTAGTGACTTTGTTGAAATGAAAGATGTACTTACTAAACTGGAGGTGATCTATGAATAAAATTACCAAAGAATATCTGGAAGACTACGTTGCAGATATGGGTGAGTTTGAGAAAGAGCATCGTAAATATTCAAGCTTCTATTGCTCAGCTACTTACACAATCACTCAGACTGATATTGAAGAACTGAAGAATGAAGGCATTGACGCTTCTGATTTCTTGAATGTCTGCATCACTCTGAATGGTATGTGGGATGACAGTAATGGTACAGAATGGGATTCTATGGACTTTTGTAAAGTAGAAGAGTATCAAGAGCTTGTTCCTGAAGTGGTTATTCCCGAACACTACGTTACTAAGCAGAAAACAGAAGTGTTTGTGCCTGTATGGGAGTGAAGACTGCCAAGTCTGACATTCTCCTCTTCTCAGCAGATGACGTAAACAGGGTAAGGAAGAAGCTGGTTGAGGAGCAAGGAGGGATTGACCCTATTACAAAGGAGCCTTTAGTCTCTCCATGTCTTGACCACCTTCACGACAATTCTCAGCAAGTTCGTGCTGCAATCTCAAGGGAAATTAACGTGCTTGTAGGCAAGATTGAGAACACCTACATGCGTAACATCAAGTATTGGTGCGATGTACCTTTGGCTGAAATCCTAAGAGGTGTAGCAGATTACTTAGAGCAAGAGCCTTTACCCATCATACACCCCGGCTGGAAAAAGAAAGCTCAGACAGCTTTCAATAAACTTAATGCAAAAGGTCAAGATGCAGTGTTGCAAGCTTTTGGATATGAGGTTACAATCAAACCTAACCTTGCAAAGAGGAAGCAAGCGTTTGCTAAATTACTTGCAAGCCGTACTGTAACCTATGGTGAAGTGCTAGATGAAATTAAAGGAGAAAGAGAATGAGTGATCTAATTGAGTTATCTCACCAACTACAAGACGTTATCCTAGAACTGAGGTCTGCCGGTGTTTGGGAGGATACAATCGCAACTCTGGCTGAAGGGTATGAGCAATTGGTAGATCAGATTGAGGAACAAGAAGATGCTTGACGACTACGACTGGCAATTACTTGACGCTAGACTAAAATCTATTGAACAGAGCATACAACTCCTTGAAATCCTCTTCCCTCAAATCAAGCCACCAGAAAGTCTTGGTGATTATGTTCTGAAAGAAGGTGATCTAATGCAACCCGGATACATTCAGCAATGGAGGAATAAAGATGATTAAGAATATCTACACATACTTCTGTGGTGATTATTGGTCAAACGTCTGGAATGTGATGTTGATGGAATACTATCTGTACCTTGGTTGCTGGTTCAATATTGCTTTTAATTAGGAGAGATAAGACATGGCACTTCCACACAAATTGCAGCTAGTTAAGAAAGAAATTGAAGACCTCATACAGAGAAGTGAAAAGCTCTGGAATGACTACTCCGAAGATAAGCTGGATGGTTTTATCGAAAATGCAGAGAGTAATGAAACTTTTGAGTTGGGTTGGGATTTAGGTAAGGTGGATGCTTGGCAAGATATCCTAAACTTCATTGAAGATATGGAGAATTGAAATGACTGACAAGATCGTAAACCTATCACAACACAAAGCTAAACTCACAAGTGAAATCAAGCTGTCAAACGCTCTACGGGACACAGAGAGTTATGAGTCTGTTATTCACAAGAGCTTACGTGATTGGTATACATATTCTGTTCAAGAAAAGGCTGAACTTTATGAAACGGTTGCACTGTTTAACTTGGAATTGCTTGAACAATTGATTAATAAAATGAAAGGAGAATAAGTTTGAGTAATGATTGGAAAGTAGAGGCAGAACAACTAGCACGTCAAGGTAAATCGTGGCGTAAGATCGCTGAGCATCTTGACCAACCAAAAAGCACAGTGTCTGATCACTTGCGTAAGGTGTTTAGTCAAGATGTTGTAGATCATAAACATTCAAGTGATGTATACTCTGTGCGCAAGGTTGATCGTCAGGAAGATAATAGTCGTATTCTGTTTATCAGTGATATGCACATTCCTTATCATCACGTAGACACAATTGCTTTCCTGAAACACTTAAAAGCTAAATACAACCCTACACGAGTAATTTGTCTTGGTGACGAGCTTGACAAACATGCCTTGAGTTACCATGACTCTGATCCAGACCTGCCAAGTGCTGGTGATGAGCTAAAGAAGAGTCTTCCTGTGATTCAAGAGCTGTTTGAAATCTTCCCGACAATGGATATTATTGAGTCAAATCATGGTAGCCTTGTTTGGCGTAAGGCTAAGACATTTGGGATTCCAAAACACTATATCAAATCATATAATGATGTTCTTGGTGTTGATGGTGGTTGGAAGTGGAGCTTTGACTTGACTGTTAATCTCCCGAATGGTCAGAAGTGTTACGTGCATCATGGTAAGACAAGTAATGTGATTCAGCTCAGTCAACAGATGGGTATGTGTGCTGTGCAAGGCCACTTCCATGAAAGCTTTAAGATTGACTACTGGGGTAATCCTACAGGTTTGTACTGGGGTATGCAGTGTGGTTGCCTGATTGATGATGACACAATGGCATTCAACTACAACAATGTGAATATTAAGCGACCGATAATTGGTACTGGACTTGTGATTGATTCTATGCCAGTATTGGAGCCAATGATCATTAAGGACGGAAGATGGATAGGGATTTAATCTTTGGTCAACATGTATATGGCGTGCTGTTAAGAGGTAAAGTGGATATTGCGGCAAGACCTGACGGATATCTAACCTACAGTTTTGTTTGCTCTTACTGTCAAACTATCTTTACCTCGGCAATAGTACAGATAAAACCTAAAACGGGGAGGTTATTAGGTAAGGATCACTGTGGATGCCAAAGTAAGTCAAGAAGGGCAACAAGGGTGGGCGTGTCTCCCTCTAATAAACTTGACGACAGAACACGGACTATTACAGGGACTTTTCAAAGCTACAGGTCTAGTGCAGAAAGCCGAGGACTTGAGTTTGAGTTGACACAGAGTGATGTGGGGGGATATAATCTTTCAGTCCTGTTACTACTGTGGCTTACCACCAACAAAGCAGAGAGTTCTAGGTCAAGGGCAGTGGTCAAGGATAGGTGTTCCTTCAAACGGTATAGATAGAGTAGACTCATCTCTTGGGTACACTTTTAGTAATGTGCTGCCTTGCTGTACCGATTGTAACTATTTTAAGGTTGACAGATCAAATGAAGATTTTCTTGGTAGGATTAAGATGATTTACGAAAACTTGAAATTGGATTGCTAAATAGGAGAAACCAAATGCCTTACGGTGAAGATATTACAATCAATGTGGGTGGCGCCGTAAGGATTCATCCTAATTATAAGAACTACAAGTTTAAGAAGCTAAAGTATGGTGTGACTTATTTCGTCAAAGAGTTGCATACAGATTATACGAAAAAGATTCGTTATCTTGAAACAGAAAAGGGTGATACAATCCTGTTGAATATGGATCAGACTTACTTTGAACACGCAGGAAAGGAGGAACAAATGGAAGACGATGAAGATTTTCAACCTGATTACACACTAGAAGTTGGGGATATTGTCCTCATTCAGAACAGCGGTTTTGGTTTTGTCGGTAAAGATAAAAACAAATATGTTGAAGTCACAGGACACGGTGACTACTTTGGTGGTGAGGGTGTTCGTGTACGTTCTTACGATTGCCAATTGGAAACAAAGTCTCATGGTGACAAAGGTGTTGTGGGATATGGCAGCTTTGGTAAAACCCCTCTCATCCTTTTCAATATCAACGATGAACACGTAGTTGACGAAGAACACACAGTTGTTGCAGAGGGCAGTAAAGCGGAAGTGGATAATGCTTTGGGGATTAATCGTGAACAATACACAGGCTCTAGCTCAGATTACTACAAAGTGTATGTGAAGAATCCTACCACTCTTGAAGCTCCTTACGAAGCAGAGTGTAACGACATTATTGAGTCATTGAAGATGACCTTTGCTGAAGGTAATGCCTTTAAAGCAATCTGGCGTAAGGCTAAAGCTCGTCAAGGTGTTAAGAAGAAGGGCTATGATAATGGTGTATATGACTCTGAGAAGGTGGTATTCTTTGGTGAGCGTATGCTGATTGAGGCTAAGGATAATGAGTAAACCCATTCTTGGTGTTGATTGTGACTTGACAGTTTGCCCTTCCGATGTTGGTTGGGTAAACTACCTTAAATACTTCAACGGCTTCGGCAAGGTTGTACATCGAACAGATGGATTGTTAGAATATGATCTTTCCAAGATGTACCCAACTGTAGCTGATCCATGTGATTACTGGCGAACACTTGACTACAACCAGTTCAAGCCATTGGAAGGCTCTGTAGAAGCTCTGGAGGCTTTGTCAAGGCAATTTGACATTGCTTTTATTAGCCAAGCAAAGGGCTTTCATCACAAGAGTAAATATTATTGGTTGGATCGACACTTCCCATTCAAAACTGGTGTAATGCTCACCAAAGAGAAATGGTTGATGAAGGGAAGTGTTGTAGCAATGATTGATGATCGTCTTGACCACTTGAAAGGGTTTGACTTTGACCAAAGGGTGTTGTTTAAGACACGTTATACACAGAGCGTAGAATGCAATGTTGCATTTTCATTTGATCAGTGGGATGATAGTGTTGTTCAACGGTTGTGTGAATTGTATTTGTGAAAAGTCTTTAGGAGGATATATAAATGGCGAAATATGCTCACTGCATGACTGCGGATTTTAAAAATGAAAGTGGTTTATGGGTAATTTCTTATAATCCAGAGCCTTACGTTAAAGCATGGACGACAGCAGGGAAGTTATGGACGAACCTAAACCAGAGGTTGAGGGCAAAAACTAAAAATAATAAGCTTTACTCTGAGTGCTCTAACAACTTTAAAAGTTTTCAAGAGTTTGCTGAGTGGTGTCAGTTACAACATGGTTATCTTAACAAAGAAGATAATGGTAATTATTGGAGCCTTGACAAAGATATTCTAGGTTGTGGGAAGTCATATGACCCAAGCTCTTGTTTGTTTGTACCAAACTTCATAAATGTGTTCTTTAGTTACAATAAAGTTAACAGGGGTAAATTTCCCATAGGTGTAAACTTCCACAAAGAGTCGGGTAAGTTTGTGGCTCAATGTACTGTTAATGGGAAACAAGAGCATTTAGGATTATACCTACACCCCATGGAAGCTCACAAGGCATGGCAAGAAACTAAACTTTTGCAATTAGAACAACTACTTAGTTGGTCCTTGGAAACAAAGCATGAAAAGCTTATTACGGCGTTATCTTACAGAGTAGAATT